ATGCTGGATCATCAGTTCATTCAGATCGATGCGTTGTTCGACATAGTCGGCGGCGGGAGACGGAAACCCGCACTGGACAAGGTAACCGTATAATGGCAGCGCGACAATGCCGCGCAGTTCTGCTGGCGTGTAAAATTCCATGAAAATCGACTCCTGATAGTTATACTGTTTTTATATACAGTAGTTTCAATCATTAAACCGATCAATATCGGGTTTGGCTATCAATTGAAGCGCCAGGCGTAACGGGCTGAATTATTTAGTGATAAGCCCCTCCACCATTTTCTTCAGCTTTTCCATGTCTGATTTAAGAGCTGCAATTTCCTTCTGCTGCGCTTCTTTTTCGTCCATCAGTATAAGAATGGCTTCATGATGCAGCGCGGCAGCGGCGCCGGCCAAATCCACTGACAGCACGTTATTTAGCCGCGTACCGTCCGGCAGCATTTTTTCACCTGAATTAAAGACGGCAGTCGGGAAAACCTCTTTTAACTCCTGCGCTATAAACCCCTGCCCTGAAGGAACTCCGTCAATACGATCCCATGTAACACCACGCAACATGCGCATCTTCCCCAGGGGGTCAGAAACGCGGGCGATATTTATTTTCAGCCGCTCATCTGAGTTATTTACCCATGAGCCGGGAGCTGTTGCGTTGCCCTGATGATCATAGGTATAAATTTTAAACACACCCGAAGCAGACTGGACAATCGTTCTGGCCTGGATTGTTGCTGAGTCACCGTAGGCGTCCTGGATCATTACCTGATCTTTATTGCCAAGGATTATGTGGGATAAAACATTACGAAACTGGCCTGGTGCCTGCTGGAAAGTGGCTGCGAGTGGAGATTTAAATGCGGGTTCAGACGAGGTAATCACCGCCTCGACGGTACCTGTAACAGTTCCTCCCGTCTTCCCGTTCACTGTGTTCAGACGTGGGTCATTGCCCTGTGCAACCGTACCCTCCAGTGTTCCGTATCCGACACCAAGTGCCGCTCGTGCCGCCGCAGCTGTCGTTGCTCCGGTACCACCGTTCGCGACTGGCACTGTATCGGTATTTGTAAAGACCTGTCGGACCGAGAAGGTACGCGAACCTTTGGCGTTCGCAATACGTACTTTATAAATCCTCCAGGTTGAATCGTTTGCCTGATTTGCTGTTAACGTTAATTCAATAACGGTTCCTGAAGACGTGATGCCATCGATCTGAACATAAACCTGGGTATTGGTCGGGTACGAAATACCCGCCGGAATATTGGCCCAGTTGGTAGTGTTAGTAAGATATATGGCACCCGTAACAAAGTCAGCCTGCTGCCAGTCAAACGCGCCAAGCACTGCCAGGTTCGTCAGGCCAATGCCCAAATCATTCAGTGCTTTTGTTCCCAGCAGTTCCCATGGTGACCAGGTGGTCCCGGATAGCGTCCGCTGCCAGGTTCGGTTAATGTTCGCTGAACCAGTGGCGATGTTGGTGTAGCGCTGAAACAGTGAATTTGCGCCATTCCTGGGGATCACCTCGCAAATTCCGGTGGACACACCTGCCTGACCGGGTGATACGGGGCCGTTTGTCGCGGCGGTTGTAACTGACCAGACGCCCGGAGTCAGCAGAGCATTTAAATCGCCATCGTAATAGCCAGGCTGAGCCTGGAGCGCTGACGCGACCATTCCCGCCATTTTCTGCCAGCCCGGACCGGAAACAGGTGCCACGTTGTCGGCAAACTGCATCGTAATATCGCCAGGCGCTGTGTAAAACTTTGCCCAGTTCCCCTTCTCGGCGAGCAGTGCGCGAATGGCCGCCGTGCTCTGATTTACCAGTTCGGCGGTAACCTGATTCATTGTTTTACGCGGTACTGCTGCCCACGCCGCGCCGGTGGTTGTCGGCCCGGTGAAGGGGCTGACCAGCGTAGCGGCCGTGTTACTGGTGACGGTATCAACCGGGAGTGTGTACAACACACCACCAATGGTCACTGTGATGAAATCGCCCGGTTTTAAATCCGTGGTGAATACCGTGCTGGTACCAACAACCGCCGTGGAATTATTCGTTAATTTGATTGTTCCTGCTGACATAATTTCTCCTGATTGAAGGCGTAAAAAAACCCGCCGGAGCGGGTCTGACTGATGGGCTTGGGTTTAATACATGCTTTCCAGTAGCAGTACGTTAATACCGGCTATGACGTTCATCGGCACGGAGTATTTATCGGTCCAGTACTGCGCCGTGCGGCCCTTGCCAACACGCAGTGCGTTTCCGCTGCGTACAAGGCCGAGGTACTTCGCGTAACACCATCCAAAACTGACGGCTGACATAGCGCCGTAGCGCCCCAGCATGACGAACCTGTCACCGATATCAGTCCATGCTGCGGACGGGCGGTAATACGCATTGCTGTAGACAAATGGTCGCCGTGTCGTACTGAACGTGCAGGCACCGGCAGGATTGAAAAAATTGAGCCCGCGACCAGGGGTGGGTGGCACGCCTGCAGCGAATATCACGATATCGAGTGTGGCAGTTGCGTCATACCCCAAATCCTCGCTCTCACCGGTAACGATGATCTGATTCCCGTCATACTCAACAACAATCCCGTCGGCGCTCCATTTTGCAAATACCACATACGTGGCACGATTCCAGCCCAAATCGGGAAGCGTCCATCTACCCGCTATAGTTACCCTGCCACGCCAGACGCACTGCCCCACGACACTGGCATCGGTAATCGCAGTAAAGTCAGTACTGTCGGATATCAGAAGCCCCCGGTTACCGCTCTGAGATGCAGGCAGGATTTGCCACATCGTGCCAGGCCAGAGAATATTGCTGAATCCGGGCACGCTCCACCAGGAAGAAATCTGCATGCTTCCGCCATTCTGCGCGGCGGCCTGAAGGCAACCGACAGCCGGGATCAGGCTTGTCCCATTCGGGTATATGACGGTGGTCTGATGTGGCGCGTAGACAAGCGCGGAACCGGGCACATAACCGGGAGCGTTATAAACCGTTCCGTTTCCGTTCACCAGGCCGCAGAATGACGGGCAGCGTAACCCCGCCGTGATTTGCATAGCAGGCCCGCCGTCCCTCAGGTCAATCAATAAACCACGGGGCATTACCATTCTCCCAGGACGATACGTCCGCCATTGCTGAGATTTACCGTCACACCGGCACCGTTAATCACAACGCCATTTCCGGCACCTGCCATGGAAAAACGGCCTTCCGTCGCGATGATCGTTCCCCGCACGATGACTTCATTGAACTCTGAATATCCGCTTTTATTAATGCCCCACCCCGCCACGCCAGGCTGATAGTTATTCGACTGGATGAAGTTACCTATTTTGGCGTTATCTATACTGCCGTTTTGAATAAACGCAGACCGTAAAAATACCTGCCCATTAAATACAAAGAACGCGGCTTCATAACTTCCCGGATCGCTACCGGAATATATACCGAACTGATCAGCAGCAAAGACTGCCGTCGATTTATACCCTCCGCTACCGTTTGGCTCGAGTGACATCCCAAAGCCGGTGTTATAGAGCTGTTCGCCACGGCGCACACCTAAATTCAGCGTATAGGAAACCTTCGCAGTACCGTTATCGGTAATCACAGAAGTGAGTTTCTGGTTAATGGCCGCCTGCTGGTTTCCGAACTGGGTTGCTACCTGCGTCTGGTATTGCGCAAAGGCCTGCTCAGCAGAAGACTGCGCTTCCTGAATAGTGGTAATGCTGCTTTTAACACCGTTAAAGTCGGCCGCCACTGAAAGTCGGTATTCAGCAAACGCTTCGTCAGCCGTTGCCTGTGCGGTCTTAACCTCGTTGATTTCAGCCGCGTTCTCACCGAACTGCACAGCAACCAGTTCCTGAAACTGAGCAAAAGCATGCTCAGCATCAGCAACGGTGATTTTTACCTGTGAAATCTCCGCACGCGCGGCGCCGACCTGCTCATACTGGATCTGCGCACCCTCCACCTGGGTCAGCGTGTTCTGCATCGTCGCTTCCAGGCTGTAATCTATCCCGGCCTGCACATTCTTAAATGCCTCTGAATCGCGCACCGCTTCATCGATGTAATCGATCATGCCCGGAATATCTGACGACGCCTTGCCTGATGCCTCAACAAAACCAGAAACACCGAAAGCGTTGCGCGTCCGCACGTACATGTAATACGTGGTATCCGCTTTCAGTCCGTGAAGATTCCACTGGCTTGATCGCCCAAGGAACTGTGTCTGGTCTTCAATCAGCGCCGGATTAAGAACACGATTTTCACCGCTGTACCAGAATTCAAATGTAGTGTCTGAAGTAGCAGTCACACGCATAACCGGGACAATATCTGCTGAGAAAAGACCTGGCGTCCAGATAACGGATGACGGTGCCAGTGGCGCGCCGATAATCAGGTTTACCTGTGTTTCGGCACCCTTCATGCCGTTCTCGTTGCGGCCACGCACCCCAAGCATGTAATTCCCGGCATTGATTCCGTAGAAGTCATAGCGAAACTGATCGGTTTCATACTGTGCAACAACCGCCCCGCTTTCGTTATAGACATACAGTTCGAACACCAGCTTTTTGGTAGTGGTGGCGGTTTCCCAGGTCGCCGTCACCTGCACAGTTTCGCTGTTGGTGTTCAGGATGCGAAGGTTCTCGATATTCGGTACCCGGTAGCCATTCAGGGTATCGGCAGGCATTTCAAAAACAGCGCCCTCATCCACAATGGCCTGTTTATTCGGGTCGTGCTGTCCCGCCGTGATGCTGTAAACCGAGTTATTTTCTGTTTCAGCAATGCTCAGGATGCGGAAAAGACGAACGGACAGTTCACTGACTGAAATGGCAAAAACTGTCCCGTCACGAACCCAGGCGGGAGCATTGCGCAGAGCAATGACGCGCCCGGATACGCTCAGAATGGGGTATCTCACAAACTTTCCGTTGCTGCCCATAAGTGACATGTTATCGCCTGGCGAAACCAGACTGGAGACATCCGCGTCAACGGTAATATTGGCGCCGGAGTGCGAGACAATACGCCCGCCCAGCCGCGTACCGGCATAGTCGTTATCCATGATTTCCACGACGTCACCTGGCGTGAAATGGATGGCATCGCGCGCCATCTGGAAAGACAGCCTGCTGCTCTCCCGTTTTGCGGTTTCCAACAACCATTTACCGGCTCGCCAGGCCTGCCCGCGCGAAGTGCAGCCGAACGCCTCGATAGTCGTCTCGTTATAGTTCCCACGCGCGATCATGGCATCGTCGGAAACATATTCCTTCACCTGCTCCCAGCCATTATCCGGGTCAGTCCAGGACACCACCACCGCGTTATATTTTTCAGCGCGCCTGACCGAGCTGCGGCTGAACTTACCCTCTACAACATTAGCATTGGTGATGGTGGCAACCGGGTCCTGAGGTGTATCCAGCATGACCGTGAGGCGCAGGCCATCCCAGAGGGCGATGCCCCGGAACATCCCGGCGATTTTATCCAGAATATCGCGGGCGCTGGCCTGCTCGGTAATATAGGCGTTCAGCGTCATGCGAGGCTCTTTCCCCCCATACCCGTCGTTTACCAGCTGATCGCAGTACTGAGACAGGATATAAAGCGCGCCGTCGTCGACATCGATATAACCCGCACGCCTGGCCAGTCCAAAGCGCGTATTTTTCACCAGCTCGCGAAAGAGCCAGGCCGGATTATTCGTCCACGCTTTCTTAAAGCCCCCGAGCCACAATCCGTTGTACGTGCGGGCAACCGGATCGTAGTTATCAGGTACATCCACAATCAGGCCGCGCAGGTGATAGGTGCGGCTTGGGGTGTCCCTGTACTGGTCACGGTCAATCACTGCACCGGCAATAGCCGAAAACGGGTAGTTCAGGTTGTCGTCCGTAATCTGGCTGAAGCTGTTCCAGATGGTACCGTTGGACAGCAGGTCGCTATTACTGTCAGGCGTGATGCGGCGAACGCGGATATCGAAAGGTTTCGTTGTCGGTGCATCAATGACGTGCGCCTCCAGATATTCGCCAGAGATTTTCCCGGTGATAGTGACCACTTTTTGCTGAATGAACGATCCGCCGGCAACACGGGTTTCGATCACCATCGTCACGGAGGTGGTCTTCTGGTTCCCTTTCGTATCCTGCTCGACCAGGCCCGTCACGCCGATATTCAGCCGCACGCGCGTGACGTCCTGATCGGTGATTGTGCGGACCAGTGGCGTGTTGAAAGTCACCTCGGTGTTAACGATGCTGGTCGCCTCGATGGCGGAAAAGCCGTTAATCGGGCTCTGGAATTCCGAGCCGGGGCGCCAGGCAACGCTCACACCGTTCACGCTAACGTTGCCGACAGAATCGGTGATTGGCGTTTTATTCAGCATGAAAGAAGAAAGGTGCGACTGGTCAACCGGCCCGTAAATCGGACCTTCACTGATGAGATCCAGCACGCGGTAAAACTGTTTTGATTTGAGGTTATCGTCGAGAAGTTTGGGAGTCGATGCCTTGCCGCCGCCTGATGACATATTTCCGCCTTAGCTTATTGATTCTGTCCAGTCCTGGTTGTTTGTTGTGTCGATACCAAGGGAAATGACGTTAGAGCCACACATCATCTCGCCCAGCAGGATCGGCACTGGCCGCCCCTGTCCGGCGCGGTTCTCCGCACTGGTGAAAGAGTTGTTTGTGATGGTGTTGTTATCCGCCGCCTCGGCTGAGGTTTTAGTTTTCATGTTGCGGGACATGTAAACGCTGTAGGCAATGGAGGCGACGCTTACCGCCACTGCGATCCACGCGGCGGCGGCTGCGGTAATTGCCCCTTCAACAACCGGAACAATCAGCACGCTTGAACCAGCATTCAGACGCCTGTCCAGATGCCAGCGCATCGCGTCTGCTGCAACGTCTTCACCGGAAATTCGGACGCGCACCCGGGACTTGAGAAAGTCTTTTTTGAATTCCGGACACTGAGCCAGCAGCAGACGTAACCCCTGTGCGGGGGTATCAACGTTTAATGTGACCTGGCGGAAATGTCTGCGGAAATGCCCCGCAAATCTAAAGATGAGCACAGGTGATGCCTCCAGATGGAATGGGTTTGTTTCATGTAAGCCATGCGGAAGGGTTCACGCCTGCTGAGGTGCCCGGCGTGGTCGTGGTGAAGCACCATGTTATCGTCCAGCAGGATCATCGCATGGCACGGGTCGGCACCCGGAAACGGCTGGCGGATAATCACATCGCCGGGTACGGCCTCGCTGGCGGAAACCTGACGGAAACCGTTGGCCGCCATGTTCTTCAGGTAGAGATTCTCCCCGCGCAGCCACCAGCCTTCATTCCGCGCAAAATCCGGCAGGTCAATCCCGCACAGGTGATACGCGTCGCGAAACAGCGTGTAGCAGTCTGTCACGCCGTGCTCGAACCGGCGGCCCAGAAGGTGCGCTACCGGGCGGAACTTTCGCAGCTCGCCGTTACACGCCAGCCACCAGGGCAGGCCTGTCATAACCTGCATGGCGCGGTCAGCACCTGACAGCACCGGCACCGCCTGCGGATGTGAGTGAAACACCGCAGTGACTTGCCCCGCCTCTTCCGCTGCCAGCCAGTCATCATCGCTGATACGGAAATGGTGAGCCGGATCAGGATGTACGTTACGGCACGGGTACGGGCGGGTATCGTTGATTATCAGTGCGCATACCTCATCCTGCGACGAGGCCGCATATTCGAGTAATTCCTGCATCAGGAAACCTTCTGTGAACCGGGGAAACTGCTGATTGGCATGGGGTAAGGTCGCGGGTACCGGAAGCGGCAACCTGTGCGGCGGTGAGAGCACTTATCCAGTGCAGGGTTGCTGGTCGGGTTGTCTCGTTCATCAGCAACTGGCGGCCCGTCGTAGTTGCAGCCGGTACCGCGATAAACCCACTGGCATACATCCGCCAGGATAGTCCGCGCCGGGATAATGGCGTTGTCGCAATCCACCGGCGTTGCGAGAGAATAAGTCACCTGCTCTGACGTCTCTTCGGTCATCTCCTCGACAACATAACGGGATACTGCCTCCATGGTGGGATCGGCATCCGGGTTTCCGTTGGGAAAGTTAACCGCGTCCAGGTATTTCACTGGCACCTGGCGGCGCGTGACCACCACACCCAGCAGATCGTCGAAATCATGGTTCATCCCAAAAATCATACCCGTGACGTTCGCGACGGCCATAACCGGGCGCGCATAGGTACCTTCATTCCGGCTCTCGAAGCCTTCGACAGCGATGGGATAAGCGGGATAGGCGTTACCGCGCCAGATGACGTTATTGTAAAAACCGTTGGTACCGGAGTGGAATCGCACAACATCGCCGCCGTAAGGCCGGAGATCGACTTCAAAGAGATCTATAAACGCGCCGACTCCGGCATCGACACTTTCGATAATTAGCTCTGGAGGTATGTCGCGCACGAAAATCTCCCATAAAAAAACCACCCGGAGGTGGCTACTGTTTGTATATCAGGATGTCGCTGATTTACATCGTTGGGTATGTTGAGTACTCAGCCCGTCCGTGCTTGGGGTATGGATGCCAATATCAGAGGAATGGCTGATCCTCAGGGTGAGTAAGCGATGTCGATAACAATGAATCAACAAGTTAAATCATGTGGCCCATGTTCAGCTTGCTGTATATATCTACGAATTGATTATGAGGGGCTTCGTAAGATGCCTGACGTCCCGTGTCAACATATTAAGGAGGGTGGCGGCTGCAATATATACTCTCAAAGACCCAAAGGATGTAAAGACTGGAATTGTGGTTGGCTTAAACTTCCCAATCTTGAAGATAAATGGCGACCAGATATGAGTGGTTTTCTCATTCGTTTAGATGATAAACGGCTTATATTTCAGGCAACAAGTAATATTAGACATTCGCGATTCTGGTCCCACGAATTTTTGACCATAGCATTTGAGCTTATGTCACAAGGCTATGATCTTGGGTTGTCGATCCCAACAAAAAAGGGATTTACAAATTATCTGAGTCATCTGACACCAGTCCTCGCTAAACCAGCCCAACAAGGAAACTACTATGAAGCTGAAAAAGCGATGCGTACGGTGATTTTTCATGCGAAGCACTCTCAGACCGATAAAGAGGTACCCATGGAATAGTTATTTTCTTAAAGTCATCTGACCTGCTCCATTCAATCGTTTTTAAATAAAGGGTCGGTGTGTCCACGGAGGATATATTTTCCATGATTCTTTGATCACTCTTTGATTCCCAGCCTTTCATCATCGTGGTACCTGTTCAAACGTGGCCGTCAGTTCATAGAGCGGCCCGGTTTTTGTCATATTCCAGGAGCGGCAGACAAACAGCGCCTGCACTCCTGTATCTGATGGTGTCCAGTAGAACGACTCCACCGCCATGCGTGCTTTAAGAAATGCCTCGGCCTGTTTCGCCGGATTCACACGGCACGGCCCGTTAACGCCGCGAAACGTCAGCGAGTATTTTGACATCAGCGGGTTAATGCCTTTCTTCTGGCGCTGCTCGTAGCCATCGCCGAGTTTCACGATGGCCACGTTCGGGGTACGTTCGGCGCTATAGCCGCGCTGAGGTTTCCAGGTGAAGATTTCAGGCATTAGCGTTTATTCCTCGGTTGGATTAAGCCTCCGGGGCGAGACGACTGGTCGCTGATATGATAAAGAGCCACACGCTTCATCATCCCTTCCATCTGCTTCATCGTTGCCTGGTCGATTCCACCGGTAGTGTTGATTTCAAAAGTAATGTGCTGAACAACACTACCCCCGCCGCCTGCTTTATCTGCTGGAATAATCTTCCCTGACTTGTTCGGCATAAATATCTGCTGGCCACCAGCTGTCTGGAATACCTCAGAGCGCCCATCCTCGTTAATGCGGTAGGCGTTGCCCGCTGATACCCCGCCTCCATAACGGCGACCGCCAGCAAGCGCCAGCCCCTTGGCTGCAAGCATTGAACCAGCGTACGCTGATTGCCCCACCGCAGCAGCACTGCCGTACGTCGCGATTGAAGCGCTCATAGCAGCGGGTGCCCATGCAGCTGCGGCAGCTGAAGCCTGGGCAGTAGTTGCTGCCAGAGAAGCAGCCGCAGCCGCCTGGCCCATAAGCTGACTTTTAGCCCATTCAATACCCATCTGAACAAAGCTGCCTACCACGCTGTTTAAAATCGTGGTGCCGATGTTGGCGAAAGATTCCCGCAGGCTCTGAGTGCCGTTTATCAGGCCAGTAATGGCGCTGGTTGCCCCGCCCTGTAAGGAGTCCACGGCGGCGCCAATCATGCTGTTAATCTGGCTTTGCTGCTGCCACTCTTCCCACATGGCCGCCATGCGCCGCTGGTGATACTGTTCCTCAATGCTGGCCCGTAACGCTTCGGCTTCCGCGATCTTTTGCGGATAAAGGGTTACGTACTCATTGAGCTGCGCCATTTGCGTCAGATATGAGTTATCGACCGCTGCAACTGGTGATACCTGCCCCTGCAGGCTGGTGAAGTTCTGACTAGCCTGAGTGCGCTTTTTCTCTTCCTCCGCAGCGGCCTTTATCGCCTGCTGACTTCTCCAGATTGCGTCGGCCTGCTGCTCAGCCTTAGCTATTTGCGCGTCAGTCGCTTTATTTCCAAGCGCCATAACCGCATCGTACTTCGCCAGTTCAAGCGAGCCATCGGCATAACCGGTGTTGAGCCGATCCAGTGCAGACTGCTGACGAGATAAAAATTGCGTTGCGTCGTCAGCGGACTTCTTCGCTTCCTTGTTTGCGGCTTTTCTTGCGCTGGTTAACCGCTCTGTTTCAGCGTATTGAGCCGCAAGGGCCTTTCTTTTTTTCTCATCAGTAATCCCGGCATCATCAGCATCGAATTGCGCCTGCAGTCTTGCTCTTGCTTCACCCTCCAGTTTTGAAAGAGCAAGGCGGCGTTCGGCGTTCTGAATGAGTTTCTTCGCTTCGGGGGAATCTTCCGGTTCCGCAGGTTGTTTATTCCCAACATTCGCGGCTTTTTTATTGAGTTTATCCAGAACTTCGATCGTTGAAGCCATCGCAATAATAGCGCTTTGGCTTGCTCTGGGAATTACATTCTTGAGGTTGTTTTCAAGGATCGCGAAGGCCGCATCGGACTCCCTCGCTTTCTGATTAAGCTGCTCTTGAATAAGAGCCTGCTTTTCCAGAGTGGAGCGCAGTGTATTTGATGTGTCATTAACATCAGCAGTTTTCGCATTCAGCTCGCGAAGTGATTGTGTAACCCTTCTTTGTGCATCTTCAATCACCTGCAGCGGCGCGCCGGATTCGCGCAATCCTTCGAGTTGTCGTTGGTATTCTTCTAAATTTTTGCGTGCACTATCCTGCTCTTTTACTTGGTCTTTAAACTGTTCGTTAAGAGCTTCAATAGACGTGGCAGTGTTGTCCAGAGTTTTTCTGAGCTGGATTTGGTCCATCTCCTTCATTCTGGATATTACATCGTCCAGAGAACTGGCGAAGTTGATTGCTTCTTCTTTTGCCTGTTTTGTGGTTTGCCACCAGTAAAGCAAAGCTCCGGCGGCGATCATTATCACCCCGGCAGGGCCACCAATTAACGAAAATGCATTACGCAATAACCCCATCCCAATAGACGCGCCGCTTGCGGCGGCGGTAGCGCGAACGGTAGCTGCGGCCTGCGCTGTTTCTGCTTCAGCTAGCGCGATCGAAGCTGCGGTTGCTCTTGTTTTTGCCGCGATAAGGTTATCAAGCGCCAGCATTTCTGCCGCGCTCCCCCTGGCTACGTTGTATTCTGCCTGAGCAAGACTTAGCGCTGAAATGGCTGCTTCTTTATCTGCGAGAGATCTGCGCTGCGTGGCGTTAGCTGAGAAGAGGGCTGCCTGAGCCGCCTGATTTTCAGCAGTTACCATTTGGCGATTCGCTGCGATGTGCTGAACTTTACTGGCTATGCCGGTTTTTAAGGCGCCAGCATATCGTCCAGCCAGCACAAGCGCGAAAGCCTTTGCGGCAATGGTTGCTGTATCAATAAAGCCCGCCATTTCTTCGGAATCTCGCCCGAACTCCAGAATAGTGTCTGCGGCAGCAATAAGACCATTGGTAAAAGTTTGTAGCGCACCAGTCTGACCCTCGATTGCCACCAAAACCTCAGTAAATGCCGTTTTCATCCTCACGCCAGCATCTGTGAGATTGTTAGACATTCCTGCCGCAGCCGCAGCATTCTCATCAAGAGACTGACGTAAACCTTCGCTAAGTTCTGAAGCTGTCAACTTACCGGCGGCACCCAATGCGCGCACTTCAGCAGCCGTGCTGCCGCTGGCGCTCGCAATGTCGTTTATTACAGTTGGAATGGCGGTAGTGATTGATTCCCACTGGTCAGCTGAAACTTTCCCGGTGTTGATAGCCTTAGTAAAAGCATTAATAGCTGACTCGGCTCGGTCCGCGCTGGCGGCGTTCTTTACGAACGCATATGACATTGAGTCCTGAACATCAATTGCCTGATCGGTTGCGTACCCCATACTGCGCAAGCCATCGGCGCTACGGATATAAAGCTCCTGCGCTTCAGAAAGTGATCGATAGGTGCCATTTGCAGTACTAAGCAAACGCTTTTGAACATGCTCGAATTCTTCCTGGCTCGATGTTGCCATCTGAACCCGCTCGGACATCTCCTGATAGCTCTGAACCATCTTTGCCATTTCGCGCAGAGCACCAGCGGCAAAAATGAGTTTAATCGTAGAGGCAAGTTTTGAGAGCGTCGTATTCAGGTTATCGGCTGATTCGTCAGTATCATCAAAATTACTCTGGAGATCGTTGGTCATATCAACGACATTGCGACCGGCAGTAAGAAGCTGAGCGGTATCAGCACGAATAATGTAAACAATTTCACCTACGTTTTCGGGCATTTACTTTTCTCCGGGCAATAAAAAACCCCACATTAGCGGGGTCTGCATGAATATTTATACCTTAATGAGTTCGCTATAGGACCATGAAATAATAACTATCAAATGACATGCATTAAATAATACTCAATATATTTTATTCGTTTTAAGTACATACCCTTTTGTAAGTTATATTCTCCAGCTCCCGCCCTTATAGTAATATCAATACCTGAAAGATTTTTACCGTCAATATTGACAGATGTTATTCTATAACTGGCGTCGCCCGCCTCACCTAAAATTGAATATCGGCAAAAAGTTTCTCCAACCAAACTTACTCCAAAAGAGTTTTTTGCTTCCTGCTGGATAATCACATTTGCCATGCGATAAGGTATCCGCCCCGATAAAACCGCGTCTTTAAATGGACCATCATTTAAAGTCCTTGCACCAACAGAAGGAATACCAATCATTATCTCCACAGACGCATTATTCATTTTATAACTGCTAGGTGACTTCATTGATTCTTTAGTGATTTTGCTGCATAAATCAATCAGACCCGCTTTCTCTGCGGCAGTATCGGGAACAAACATAACCAACAAAAAAGCAGTGAAAATCCCAATAAAAAAAATGATGCTCAGAGTCTTTTTTTTCACATCCCTATCCCCATTGGTAAAAGTTACCCTAATGCTATCAGGGGATCGCGTCAGCGCAACGGGCAGGTCTGATTTTTTGATCTCACACAGAGAAACCCCCTTCCCGTTAATGGTTCAGGGGCTGAAAAGGTTTTAATACAGGCTGGCCACGTAATTATTTACTGGTTCAGGAAGCAAATCCTGAGGATGATCCCCTCCGAAAGTGGCCCATTTGCTGCTGCCATTCAGGATGGTTGAGGCTATTACTTTTGATGTTGCAGCATTGAACACTGTTACCTTGACCTCAATTTTATCTGGGATTCCTGACCATTCAGTTGCTCTGTCTTCCCAGTGTAGAATTTGAGGGACCACATAATACCCCTCAGAAAGCGGGTTGTGCTTTTGCAGACACACCAGTTCGTTGCACTGAGAAACAATGACAGCATTATCGGTATAACGGGAAAAAGCTGATCTGACCGCTTGCGCCGTCGCTTCCCCTGAACCACTGTAAGGCTTCCCTTCATAACTCCCGTCAGCAGAACCAGAAATCACAACCGGCTTACTTTTTATCAAGAGTTCCGTGCTCTTCGTAACTTCAACGCTTTTGTACTTAGAAGAACAACCCGTAAGAACAATGATCCCCGCAATCACCATCAAAACTTTATTCATAATTATCCTTAACTTAAACTTAATTTCGGCACATTTCCTTTTGATTCTGAGTTAGGTGAATTTTGTTCTCAATGATTTTTATCATCGATTAGTGCAGCCCGTTGCGCTGCGCATCGAGTGCAAACATTTTCTCAGCCCAGTCCATAGCCTCATCGTAATGCTGCTCGGTCGGGATTTTCGCGGCTTCCTTCGGCGGATACTTAGCGTTCATTGCCGCCCTGAAGCTGGTCATGGTCATGTTCCAGGCATCGGACTCGCTCATGCCCAGGTGCGCCACGGCCAGATAAACGAAAGACCGGGCATCGAATTTCCCCGAGTATTCTCCCTCATCTTTGCTGGTGGCTTCCTGAGGCTGATCGCCCACAACCCCATGGCGAATAAGATGGCGCGCCAGCTGGATAATGTGCGATACCGGCAGCAGGCCGGGGCGATACGAAAGCTTTCCTTTTGCTGTCACTGAACAGACACCGATAACCTCGCGGAGATCATCATCACAGGCCGCCTGCACTACCTTCGCTGCGGTAACAACCATGTCGGCAAAACAGCGCGCCTGGATGCTGCGCATCATTTCAACATCGCTGATCTGGTGCTCAGGGTAGTGTCCGCCGTGCACGGTCACGAACGCCCCGACAATCTCTTCCGGCGTGCCGATGCGCGACATTGCAAGAAATGAGGGATTAAGGAATATTCTCCGGCCACCGGCGCGTATTTCCGCCTGGCCGATATCGGTAATTGCCTGCATAAAACCTCAAAGGGGCTTTCGCCCCTGTCAGTTAAGACGCGTTGACCACAACCGTTGCCGGGCTCGTGGTGACGGTACCGGCGGTGGGCGATGAAACCTGGCAGGTGTAAGAGCCGGCATCCCCCGCCACCGCGCTGGCTTTGGTGTAGGTAGCTGACGTGGCGCCGCTGATATCCGTGCCGTTCTTCTTCCACTGATACGTCAGCGCTGAACCATCAGTCACGGTTGCCGCTGTGGTAAGCGTCAGCGTGCTGCCGGTGGTGATGGTGCGGTTCTGCGGCTGGGAGGTGATGTTAATGACCGCGCCGACGTCGCGGACATCCACCAGCCCGGCGCTCGAGGCTTCAATCGACCATGTGGCCACGTCATCATGCGGTGATTCATCCTGCCAGCTCGTTACCAGGAACGGGCCTTCTGTGATATCGAACGGCGAGATAATTTTCAGCCACACGTAAGGCTGGTTGCTGGTTTCTCCGGGCGGGTTATATACATGGCGCTTCATTTCCTTCTGGCCGTAGATAGCTTCCTTGCGACTTACGCCGTCGCCGGAGAAGGATACGTTTTTATACGTGACCAGATTTTCCTGGGTATACGCTGCGCTCTGGTCAGCTGTGGCGTCTGCGGTTTCCCATTCCACGCCGGTTGTTTTGCCACGCATCATGCCGAGGCGCTTGTACTGGCTCAGCGTTGGCTGAACCTCCGGGCAACCAATCGCAAAATAAACGACGACGTCGCGCCCCGTGAATGCACCTGATTCACAAGTCATATGTGTTACTCCGTATTATCGGGAAATAATGGTCTGGAAGTTAATTTCGAAGGCGCAGCGGCCCTCTTCGGTGCGGAAGGCGGGAACGCCCCCGACTGGCTGCATTGAGATGATGCATTCGGTGTGGTAGTCATCGAGCATGGCCTGGCGGATGGCGTCGGCGGTGTTCTCCACCGCATCAACATCGGCATCGTTCTGCCCGGTCAGCAGGATGAAGCGGAAGTAGTCGCGGGTGATGGCCTCTTCTGCCGCGCCACCGCCCTGCTGCTGGATAACGAGATAGCGATCGTTTTGTGAATCTTCCACCTCGACCCAGAACCGCTTTTGTACACGGTAGCCGGTATCAAAACTGTGACTCTGCAGCCAGGCGCGTAACGCGTCAAAAACCTCGCTTCGCGTCATAATTTGTAGCCTCGTTGTATGGTGGCTTTGATGTCGGCTATGCCGTCGCGCTCAAACCCTTTACGCAGAAAATCAGGCTCTGCATCCGGATCCCAGTAATTACCGCTGCCGTCCGGGCGTGGCTTGCCTTTTAACGTGCCACCGGCCGCATTCACCCGGGCGGCATAGCTCGCGGTATAGCCGACACGCCCGGTCATTCCGCCCGGCTCTGGCTTCAGTTCGCGATACATGCTGTTCACCAGTGTGGAGGTGTGAATCGGGGTGATTTGCGCTGCGTAACCGGAGCCGACGATCATGACTTCGGTGATCACCTTTTCTGTCACTGCCCCGGTGATGTTTCCAATCACGTTGCCCATGTTTAACTGAACACGTTTGATACCTTTAACGGGCATAGCGTTGTCTCCTGTAGTTATCAGGCACCGGGCTAATTACGGTCAGAGGTCAGAATCTTGTAGTCGGGTTCCTCGCCGAAAAACGACATATCCCACATCCTGACCGCCCGGATCACATCACCTTTGGCTTTTACCGGGTCCGGCTCGGCGGTTGTATCACCCACTGAGACATAGTCATTACGCAGCGGCTTGCGGACATCAGCGCCGTTGTGCTTCAACTCTGTGGAGATAATCAGGTTAGTGGTGAACTCGGTACCGGCATCATCGACCGCCTGCTCCTGGTTTATCTCCCAGGTGCAGTCGATAAGATACGGTGTGCCGGTCAGCCAGATACCCTTCCAGTCATCGTACGTGCGCGGGTAAATGGTCGCGAGGTTGGTATATACCCAGTTCGCTGTCGCGCTCATGATTCCTCCCAGCTGATCACTTCTGGGTTCCCGGCGGCTACCTCACGGCAAAAGATGAACCATTCACCGTTACTTTTGACGTAGCCGGTGGCCTTCCTGCCGCTGTCTGTCATGACCCAGACCTTAAGGAACGGCTCCGGCAGACGCTGTTTCACCGATACCCATGCCATTACCGGCCCCCGTTGCACATACAGCCACCCTTACCGACCCAAATCCCCGCAAATGCTGGCGCGGCAGTCGGATCGGGCGGGATAAGTGCCGTCGCGCAACCATGTTTGTCCAGTCCGCGCAGCAGGCTCAGCGCCCCTTTCCAGCGGTCAGAAAACGACTGATACCGGAATGAACGCGAAGCGCCGTTAGGTGCGGTCTGGCTGGTAAGGTATTTATCACCCTGCCCCAGCCCCATCAGCGCAAGCAGGTACAGCTGGATAAGCAGCGCTGTCGATGCCGGATAATGAAGTACCAGGCATTCTTCAATGCCGTTGGCCTGGTCAATCAGCGCCGCCAGCACGAAGTCGGGTAAAGCGATGCCCTGCCCGGTCAGGTACTGCTGTGCCTGTTCCTGTGAAACCATGACAGACTCCTGAAATAAGACGCCCCGCCGGAACGGGGCATAAAAAAACCGCTTTCGCGGCGGTTATTCAGCAGGGAACAGGTTTTCAAGCTCGCCAGGCGGCAGCAGCTCCGAAAGCTTTTCCGCACCCAGATTGCCTTTGAACTCGATCCCCAGTTCTTTCAGGCGTTCAGCAATGATTTCTTTACGGGGTTTCACATCAGTGCCCGCGCCTGGTGTTGCCGGGATAAGTTCACCGCCCGCTTCCCCCTGCATCAGGCGAAGATGAGATTCCAGCGCTGGATGAACTTTATCCAGAACCAGCACATCCCCAACCTTAACGCCATGCCAGCCACGTATGACTTCAAACTTCGGCATAATTTCTCCTTAAGCCAGATTTGCGCCGTAGACAACGCCGGACAGGCCATCGTCATCGCGTTTAATCTGCAAACCTTCTGCAGACATAATCTGGAAGTTGTAGTTGCTCTGTGGCATCGGACGAGGCAACGGAACCACCCCGACCGCCATCCCTACCAGCGGCGTGATCACATCCTGACGACGTTCATACGCCAGGAATTCATTACCGGTTAGTGCATAAGTCTGGCGGATATCTTTCACCGGCATAAATTTGCGGATGGCGTCCAGGACATTGCCGCTGATTACGGCGTTCGCGCCGCTGCCGACTTCAATGGTGTACGGCTTCGACAGATTCGCCATGATTTCAGCGCTCAGCCACAGCACATCGTACGCAGTGACTTTGTTGGCGCGGGCGGTGATACCAAACGGTCCTGTTGGGCCGAAGAATGCCAGTAGCTGCGCCGGCGATTCCGTGGTCAGGTCGATATTCGCTCCCCCGGCACCGGAACCGAGGTTAATCTTGGCGGTGTTACGATGGTTGCGCATGCCCTGGGCCGGATAGTTCTGAACCTGAATGGTCGGGTTGCCGTCGAGATAGCCTTTAACGCGACGTTTATGGAACTTGCGCATCTTCGCCAGTTGCGAATCCAGCACCAGGTCAATACCGACGGTATTGAGGCCCGCAGCAAGACGCCAGTTCACACCATAACCTGCGGTATAAACCGGGATCGGGTCGCCATCGCTGCCGTATTCGGTGTGGTCAAAAGAAAAAGGTGGCTGACCATCCAGACTAACCTGCACATCATCGGCGATGTCGCCAACGACGTTATACAGCTTGGCTGTCTTGCCAATCGGCAAAACTGTCTGTACACCCATCAGATCGTTGACGATTTCCATCCCGATTTCCTGATCGCGCAGCTGGATGACCTGTCGGTCGATTTCAGCCCAGAATTCACGACCGAGACCGTCACCAGCCAGGGCATTCGCCGCCAGCATTTCAGGCGTCATGAGATTACGGTTTACCGCCATCATGGCGCGGTGCTGGGCATCCCACATGTTACGGTTAGCCCACAGCTCATTCCAGTGCGTGCGCAGGCGGCTGTTGGTCGCCAGTGTTTCAGCAGAAAAATACATTGATGCTCTCCTTAAGCAACGGTCACGCTGGAAGCGCGCGCGCGGATGCGGATGAAGTCAACCGCCGTGGTGGTGACGTCATCCTGGCAGTAACCGATGACCTGATAGGTACCCGCAGCGGTAGGAACGGCAGCGGCCTGACCTGCAACAACCGTAATTGGCTGGTCTTTTTTATAGGCGCCTGCAGCCACACGAACAGCGAATTCACGCCCTTCTTCCAGGTAATTACCCACACCCGAATGACCGGACGGGATCGTATCGGTAATGCCCAGCCCTTCGTGATAAGCGCAATCCAGCACATACATGCGTCCCACAGGCGCAGAGGCCTGTGCAAAAAGATTGCTGGCATTGATGACAACAAACGTCCCCGGGTTCAGGGGCGCGGCAAGTTTTCGGGTTTCCGTCTTGTAGAGCGATTCCCCGTCGATATTAACGCGACGATAACGTGGCATTGGCGTTTCCCTTATTTGAAGTAAGTGGCCGGATCAGGTGCGCCGGTTTCGGTTTGCGCCTGCGCGGAGTTAGTACCCAGCGGTGCGGCTTCGCCCAGGTTTTTGAACATCGCATCCAGTGCATCACCTGACAGCGCGTTCGCGACGATCTCGCCGTGAACTTTCGCAACCGCCGCGCGCTTCGTTGCTTCTTCGGCGCGGGAGTTAGCGGTCAGGGTCTCAGCGAGCTGCTGCTGGTTAGTCTGAATTGCTGCAATGCTTTCGCTCAGTGGCTTAATGGTCGCGTCGTTATTAGCGGCGATGGCCTCACCAACGATTTTGCGAAGCAGTTCTGTATCTTCAGTGGTTAAAGGCATGTCGCCCTCCGTTTGATGGTTGGTTGCAGGCTTATCCTGCGGTGTGAAAAGGGATTTAACTTTGTTGGTTACAACGGTGACCCAGGACTCCTGGCGGGCAACCGGCGTTCCGGTGTCGTCGAAGGTGACTTTTCCGCCGTCAGAGGTGTAGCCGTAAACCTGCGCGCTTCCACCATTGCGGATAATCACCACCTGCGACTCGGTGAAGTCAGCCACCCAGGCGTATTCGTTCTCGCCGGGGGCAAACCGGGCTTTGGCCGCACGGTCGAGGCGCTGTTCACGCTCCCGGAAGGATTCGCCCACCAGCGCGCCGGAGTTGGCTTTTAGCGGCGTGGCGAGGTCAGCATTCACCATCAGGCCAACGCCCTGCTCGGGTGTGGCCGCACCGACTTCGTGAAGCAGAATGGCGTCGTGATCCATGCCGTGGATTTTTGCCACCCACTCGGCACCCAGCGCCTTCTGTTCTTCATTGGGTTCGAGCTGGTCAAGAAACACCGCCACACTGGTGTGAATTGGCGGCACGTCCTCGCCGCGCTCAATGGCTGCAACACGTTCGAGGAGTTCCCGTCCACCTTCAGATTCGCTGGCCTTGTTCACATCCACCCATTTCTCCAGGTAGATACGATTCCCGGCTTTTTTAACGTTGCGGTTCCACGCGCCGACGAACCCGACATTCAGCCCTTCAGGCGAGAAGGCCGACACAAACTGGCCGTTTACCTGCGGATGACCGAGCGGTGCCAGCGTCCCCTCGAGACCCGCATAGTGCGCATCGATTTCGCTGGCAGAGTAGAGTCCGCCGTTCATGACGACATTGGCCGGCAGGGTGTAACTGGGCAGGATCAGATGATCGCGCCCGTTATGAACTTCCCGACGAATAGACTGGCTGTTCACACGGGTGGTGACGTTTACTTGCATGGTCATGGTGATGTCTCGCGGTTACGCGGCTCTGTGGTGGCCGCAGTCGCAGTGGTTGGCGATGAGTCCGGCTTTCTGCGCTTTCTCCAGGCGCTTTTTAGCCATATCAATGATGTTCGGGTTAAGCGGCTGACCGCTTGCGTTAACAAGCACAGCAACCTGCGTGCATTTACAGTTAATCGCGTTGCCGTCGACGCTGTACCAGTCGCGAACCTCTTCGGTGGTGTAGAGATGCCCGTGGCGAAGCGCATGTTTACGCCGCGTTGTCGGGCTGAATGCTGACAGATGCAAAAGACGGGTTGTAATGCCGTACTGAGCCTCAGCATCATCCGTTTCATCCCACCGGGCACGGCGCAGCGCCGTCGGTATTTCCGTGCGGGCAATACGCTTAGCACGGCTGAGTTCAATCCCGGTCTGGCTGGTGAGACGTTTCGCGATTTCCCGCGGGTTCTGCCCCCGCCCCATGCCATCGGTCAGAATGCGCGCCATATCCGATTTCATCCGCGCACTGAGGTTTTTCATCTCCTCAAACACGCGGGATCTCACCAGCAGCAGGCGGCGCTGATAGGGATCGCTCAGCAACAGTTGCTGGAGACTTTCACGCCCGGCGGCATAGACCGGCGACTGCTGCGACAGGCTGGCAAATTCCTGAGCCGTGCCGCGCTGATATCCCTGTCTGACGTAATCCCGCCAGAACCAGAAATCGGTCTCGCTGCCACCAAAGAGGATTTCATCAACCATCACCGAGGCATTGCTGAGAAGCATTGATAACAGTGAGGTGTCCAGATCAAATGCGTAGCGAAGGTTTACAGCGGGAGATGCGGGAATGCGGTCGAGAATGTCCTGGTACGCTTTTGCGATTCGCCTTATCCGTTTGCCGAACTCGTTAATCGCACCGCGCTCGAGGCGGTCTGCACCAGTGGGGTCGTTAAGGTTTCCCGGCAGAATCGGAGGTTTCGTTTTCCTCTTCTTCATCGTCTTCCCCCAGCGGTGCAGGCGAGCCCTCATACCCGGCAGCGACGCGAATTTCTTCACCGGTGAAGGGCTGTTCGCCAGTGGCGATCAAGGTGCTGTTAATTTCCGCCATGGTTTTGGCTGCTGCCAGCTTCTCGGCGTCAGTGCTTGCGTTCAGGTCATCCCAGATAACCGCTTTCTGCCCTACCGCGTCGAGAATGCCCAGATCCACCAGCTTGTCGCACAGGTCTTCAATATCGAATGACAAATCGCCCCGGCGGGACTGGCAGCGCGCGTTGAAGTAACGCTGGTCTTCGGTGCTCGCTCGCTCGCCCGTTTGCATGCCAACGAGGATTTTGGTCGGGATATCCAGCGCGGCGGCGGCTGTCTGCAGGTTTACGTCATAAGTCGGGCCGGGGTCAGCCACAGATGTCACCAGCGGCGTTACAGCTGCGCCCTGCGTGGTGAGTAGCGCATCGTTGCCACGGTTAATCTCAACGGCGACTTCATTGAATTTGTCCTGCAGTTCTGCAACGCTCACGTCATAGAGCGAGGCCAGATTGGTGAAATCGATTTTTTCATCGAAGTTAATGCTCAGCTGGCGGGCCGCGTTCTTCAGGAACGATTCACCGGAGCCGCCTTCCACCTTCTCCAGACTTACAAAAGCGTTATAAGCGGGCTCCAGAAACCCGATAGCATCGGGGGAATAATCACCCAGGATAAAAACGCGATCCGGATGAACTTCCACGCGCCGGATGGCACCGTTCGCCAGTTGCTCGATGTACTGCCACATTTTCGGCTGGCCGTAGGTTCGGGAATTGAGGCCTGTATCCCAGTCCTTAACCTTGATTGTTCCCGCCCAGGCAACGGTGATTTTCTCCAGTCCCCGCCCTCTGGTTACAGGCAGGTTCCAGTCTTTGTTGTCCCGTACATGCAGCAGAATGCCGGAGTAACGCCCTACAAGCCGTCGCAAATCAGCCTCGGCAAAAGAGCGCCAGAAGCGATGCGTTAACACAGACTTAGCCTTGCTTTCCCAGGCTGTTTCCGGGCGGGTTTCGTCCTGCTTATCTCCTTCGATAATTTCCGGGTTGCTTTGCCAGCACGCACCGATCAGCTTTTTGACCGCGCCATGGGCAATACCGCCTCTCCGGTACAGGCTGTAGAGGTCATCGAAGGTAATGTCGTCCTTGAATCCGTACTCGCACCATGCCGAGCTACGCTTTGAATCCAGCCCCATGGTTGGGTTGGCGGCCATCATACGGGCGCGCGCAAGCCTGGCATCGTTCAACGCATGGTTGACGGCCAGCTGAAGATTTTTATTCATGCAGGGTCCGTAAATTATCTGAGGCGTTTCGGGATCATCATGCCAATTGCCTGCGCTCCGCCGAGTTCGGTCAGCGCATACACGGCGGCATCCAGTCGGTCAGGAGACTTTTTGGCAGTAGCTGGCACGTATTCCATCAACTGGTTTTCCAGTAGATAGAGATTGCCGTGATGGGCTACGCGCCCCTGTTCGTAGAGCGCGGATATCGGTTCAGCGCGGGCAAATTTCCCTTTATTGGCATGAACACGAATAATGCGGCCTTTGAACCCGGCGTTACGCAGTGTTTCCTCTGCCATATCACCGCCCTGGTTCGTTTCGATAACGATGGCATCAGCGCCATGTTCCTCATAGGCCCACATAGCCTTTTTAGCCCAGCCAGCCGGTGAGTATTTGGCGCTGTAATCGCCATCCACAGAGAACTGTTTTTTATCACCAGCACCGTATGCGCTGGCGGCCACAATCCCGGTTTCGTCGCTTTCATCGCTGTTTGTGGCCTGCGGGTCAATCGCGATAACCGTACGAACCTTATCAAAGCGGATCTGCAGGTCGCGCGCGGCACTAATCATCGCCTCAGTCCACAGTGCGCCCTCCGCGTTAAATTTGCGGGGCTTCTGCATGTACTGAGCCTCGGCAGTTCGGCGGTGCGAGAACAGTGATACGCGGTGAGACTCGTTGTGCTTGAACGGCCAGAGCCAGCCATCAGGCAGACCATGTGCAATCGGTATGGCGTGAGAGTGCTCCGGGTATTGCGCCGAATACGCCTGGCTGTTATCGATAATCACCGGCAGATTCAGGTGATGCCACATTTCACCGGAGCCACCGCGCAGGAGGTATCCACTGAGGTCGTGATAGTGGATACGCTGCATAATCACAATCATCGGCGTTGTTTCTACGGCCAGACGTGATTTGATGGTTTCGTTAAAGCGGTTGTTCACGCCATCGCGTACAGTTTCGCTGTAGGCATCATCTGGTTTTACCGGGTCATCGATAATCAGCGCGCCCTGCCAGCCTGGCTCCATGTGTCCGGCACGAAAGCCGGTAACCTGCCCGGCAGCGGACGATGCGTAAACCCCGCCGCCATATTCATTCCACCACATAGCCTTACTGTCCGCATCGTCACGCAACGCCATCGGCCACATTGACTGGTAGGCCTGCGATTTGACCATGCCGCGTGCAGTCGATGAGTTCAGTAGCGCCAGTTGGTGGGAGTATGACAGGTGCATAAACCGGGCGCGCCGGTTCAGCGCCAGTCCCCGGCCCATCATGTTAATGGTTGCCAGTTCTGTTTTGGTGTAACCAGGCGGAACGTTAATGACCAGACGTTTTATTTCGCCGTCTATAACGCGGTTCAGCGTCTGCTGAATAACTTTGTGATGCGGTGCGACAATCATCTTGCCGCCGGTGCGCTGTTTGAAGAAATAGCGCGCGTAATACAGCCCATCCTCTTCGCATTCGACCTTACGGGCAAATGCCTTTTGCTCAGCAGTCGTCATCCTCCATCATCTCCTGCCTTGCGGATTTGTATTCCTCTTTGCTCATGGTGATCGTCTCGATAGCGCCACCGTTAGGCCCGGAATGCTCGAATTTATGTTTGTTTGTGTAGGCATCACCGCACTCTTTGGCGGCCTGTTCAATCAGTGACGCTGCCAGTGCCATATTCCGCATTGTCTCTGCCTTCGTCATCATTCGATCAAGCGCACGCAGCCGGTAGGCCTTATTGGCTATCGGGATGTCCGAGATTTCATTCTGGAAGCGTTCTCGGGTAGCGTTGAACAATTCCACCCACCGGGCAGCTAACGCCTTGCCACTGGCTTTTGTGGGGTCGTAGGATTCGACCTGCTGGCGGGTAATCTTCACCTGAAATTCAGCCTGGACAGCCTCGACAACCTGAGAAGGGGTATCAAAGCACGCAAGGGCCTGAACTATGTAGGCTTTCACATCATTTTTTAGAGCCGCCATAATTCACCATTCGTCCAGGTCAGTCCAGGTAATCAAGCCAGTTTAAGCATGCACGTCCCGCACGCCCTGGCGATATCAAGTTGAGCCACTTCCGCAGGCCTGTTTGCTACGTCCACCAGCTGTTGCACATCGTGACTGGCTCCATAACGGCGAACGACGCCAACGAACTCTTCCACATCGTGGCCGCGCAGTTTTAGTTTGGGTAATCCACTGTCCCGGTAGAATTTCGGCGCACCGAATTCATCAGTTTCCTGTGCAATGTGGTACAGCTCATGCTCCACCAGCGCGCAGAACTCAAGATCGGAACACTGAGCGCAGTAATCAGCCGCCAGGGTGATGATGAAATCCGGTATACGACCGAACCATTCGTACATCTGTTGTTCCATTCTGGCTTTTTGCCAGCCACCAGCGCGCATCATTACCTCTTCGCACTGGCCCAGCACCGTCCGCCCTTTCTTCGCGAATGCATTCGACGCCCACATGAATACGATGTCAGCTTCCAGCAAATGGAGATGGTCAGGGTTATGCAACATACCCTCTTCGCTGATTATCTGTGAGTGCAGCCATTCATGGACACCATCAGCAGGGATAAGACGAGTGTAAGGTTTAAAGTCCGGGTTATCGATAAAAAGGGCGGGAGGAAATGGCCTGAGCTTGTCATTATTCGCCATGGATTAATTCGCCGGTTCCTCTGCTGATTCAACCTTTAGCTTTTGGCTGATGCCATGCTTTGCGATGAATGCGGATACCTTTTCGTAATCCGGTTCGCGGTGGGTCATTAGGCAGAAAAGCATCAGAGTTTTGATATAGACCGGCAACCACCATCTGCTTTTTACTTCAACTGTCAGGGTGCAAATTGCCATGTTTAGCTCCGGTGTCTGTTATGCAATAAAAAGCCCCGCGTAAGCGAGGCTCAAAGTTAATTTGAGAAGAATTGCGATTATGAGTTTTCTGCTTTAAGAGCAGCAATCAGCGATCGCTCGGCTCGCTGTGAAATTTGATAACCAGTGGATAAGTGGGTAACTATTTTCAACTTATCTATTTTGCCGTCAGCATTTCTTATGTTGGTATACATTTCTCTAACCCATGAGGAAAAGTCATCAATTTCAAAAAAGAAAAAAGCAGACTCGCCATGTTCTAGCTTCTTCGGTAATGGGCTTGAGTACGCGTCATCAAAGAATTGCACAAACTTCTTTTTACCCGCGCACTCCCATTGTATTGAACTTATGAACACCGAAAACTGACCTGTGTTGGCAATAGTGATGCCATAACCTTGCTTTGCGATTCCTGGGCGGGGAGAAATAATCGATACGGAGCTAGTAATAGCCAATTTCGGGATTGGTTTTCTATTAGAAATATACAATGTTAGAACGACGGCTGAAAAGGTCGCAGCTCCAGCGAACCATGTCGCAAACATCATCCAATAAGTCCATTTAGCGGTTTCTTGGGCTGCTAACATTGTTTCATATGCAATCAAATTCGTATCCATGCTCACCCCTTGGTTTGAACGTGGACATTTTATCTTAATGCATTATCGCAGGCACTCAGTGAATGCCTGCTGTAATGCCGTCACTCTGTGAAAATTAACTTTGGCTGCGTTAGCGAGAGGATCTGGTCAAACTCCAGCGCAAGCAGTTTCTTCTCTCGCTTACGGGCATTCATCATCTTGCTGCCGATGCGTGCCTTCACTTCTGATTTGGCTACCTTCAGTGCATGGCGGTGCTGGGCCTGTTCTCCCATTTCATGCCAGCGCGTAAGCTGATCCGCCATCCAGTTAAATGCCTGGATGTATCTGACTTTGATCAGAGTGGCCACAGCCCCAGTGAAGCCCATGACGACCAGCATATAGCCGTCTTTCGTCAGCTTGAACATTGGCTGAGTTTCACCATTTTTATCAATGAAATCAGTAGGCTCAAAATTGAGCCGGGCAAAATCATCCGGGCACTCGCTCATGGTCTGCCTGATTTTTCTCAATACGTTCTTATGGCTTTTGCCAAAGTAATCAGCGATCTTCTGGCTGGTCGTGAACGCCTTGCCCTGAATAGCCATTACCATCTTAGAGAAATCGAACTCCTGAATTAACAATGCTTCTTTCATAGCGTTTACCTACTCTTTGAGATGAACCTTTGCCGCATAGGAGATCAGCCCGTCGAGGCTCGCCAGCACTAACTGACTCCTCAAAGGCTCATTCCAAAGGGTTGGGTTCGACGTGGTTGGATGCGCTGCGGTGCGCGGTGAAATGCGGATACAAAAAAGCCCCGGCAGGTGCCGAGGCTTAGTTAGAGTGTTTTGGCTACAATACGACCAACATGACGAAATGATACTTTTTTTGTGATTATTTGGGAACCTTTTTATTTAGGCTCTTTCAGGCACTGCGTGTTGATGTAGTCCTGCAAATACTTCAGGGCTTTCTGATCGCGGATGATTCCGGCGCGGATACTGAGAACGTTTCGTCCAGCAACGTCAGCGAGTTCGACGGTTCCTGCATCGCCCACGCTGCCGGTGGAGGTGGTGTAGTCCTGGGCGGGACATTTGCCCTGGACGCGCACCCTGCCACCATTATCGAGACGCTTACGCAGAGCATCATTTTCAGCATTCGCATCAGCCAGCTCCTTCGTGTATTTCGCATCGAGTGCCGCGACGTCGCGCTGGCGCACCTGCATGTCGTTAATGGTGGCGTTCGCCAGACTGAGCGCCTGCGTTTTCTCGTCACGCTGCTTTTTGTACTCAATGGCGTTTTCACGGTACCGGTTAACCTGAATGGCCAGTACGACAATCAACACCAGCACCACCAGCGGAAACCAGTACTTTTTCAGCAGCGCCTGGATCATAACAATGCCGCCCGCGCACGGTTGTAACGCTGACGCCGGTCATCAATGCCGTTCTGCCCGCCATTAATAATCTGCGTGACGCGGGCAAGGTCGCCGGAGTAAAGCAGACAACCGCTGGTGGCAAAGAACCATGCCGCTGAACGCGCCGCGTTACGGTCCTGCTCCAGCAGCTCAGGGCTGGTGACCAGATCGAGTTTCAGCGCGGCGCCACATCGACAGTAATTATCCAGCCCGGTAATCTGAATCAGGCCGCGACCGCGATATTTCCAGCCGTCACCCGGGGCTTTGTTGCCCAGGCGTTTGCTGTAAACCAGATTGGCAATGGCGCGCTGACGTTCCAGCGGTAACACCTTTTCATATGAGCGGCGGCCCAGCGCATTTGCCTGGTCCTGAGTAAGCCGACCGGCACGAACAAAACTCGCGAGGCCCGCCACGCTGTAATTCATGCTTTCCACCAGCCGGGTGAAGCCAACAGATTCATGCCCTGTCTGCGCGATAAACATCGCCTGGTCTGTCGGCGCGGTGATGCCGAATTCTTTCATCGCCGAATCGATGTGTGGAAACCAGCGCGCAGCTAATCCGGCGCTTATACCAGCCGCCTGCTGAAATTGTGATTGCTTCATTCAGACCTCAGGACATAGAAGAGCCGCGCCACATTCCCCCGTGCCCTGAACACGGCGGCGCAGATAATCAGGTTGATTGTCACGGTTGCCCAGTGGGTATGCAGGTAGGAGTCAAACAGGTACCGGAACGGCACCGACGCATACGCCAGAATAATCAGATAGGCCAGCCATGACGCCCACGGGTTATGTCGCCCGCCAGGCTTACGGAACATCATCAGGCGCAGAACAATGGCGGCGCAGGCCACCACATTCGTCACCACCAGCGGATCGTTAGTTACCATTGGTTCCCCCTCTCCAGCGTGCCAGCAGCTTTAGCGGGTCCTGTTCACTGAAAAACGTCAGCGTCTTGATGGCGACGGCAGACAGCATTACCGCGCCGAGAGCATCCAGTGGCTTGTCTGCGTAGCCGGTTATGCTCGCCAGCCACGAACCCACCAGCCCGGAGCCATATACGCCAGCGAAATACGACACGACGAAATACGCGGAACGACGAAAAATCGTCAGGTCGGCAGCGGTGGCCACATAGAAAACAGCCCCGGCAAACGCCCCGAACACAACGCCGTAATCAGTGCCGGTGAGTAGTCCATAAATGCTGGCGCCGGTCAGCGCGCTGCCGGCGGCTGCGGTACCGGAAAAAGGTTCGGACATTACGCCCCCTCGTTAGTAGTGAGTCCTCTCAGGAATGAGGGGAAATAAAAAAAGGCCCACCGAAGTGGGCCCTGATGCGGATGCCATTCCGCTGCGTTGGCGTTGGTATAAGGCATGAGCCGAATAAGCGAATTAATCGGCTCATTTATTGAGGTGAATCCATCAGGATACGCTTTCCGGCGCTATGACAGGGGTACTGATGCAATGCACCTCGCGAATACCCCTGTCGTATCGCCGGAAAGCAAAAACCCCGCATTAGCGGGGCTTTCGAATTTTTCAGATTGTCGCTTTTAGTTGCTGCCATTTTTGCGCAGCTCTGCCAAGCATGAATTAATTAAACACTTTTCTGGCTCGTTTTCAATGCTTCGGTGAAGAAAAAGCACAAATTGTAAAAATCACTCTTCCTCAGCCAGCAGCTTTCGGGCAGATAAAAAAACCTTTGCCCTGAATATTTCCAGGCACCAGCGCACCCTTCGCCTTGCTTCGCAGTCAGACAGCCACGGCGCTATTGACTGCAGATCTCTGGTGATATCGGAGATTTTCTTGTGTGTGGTGTAATACTGAACGCCAACCATATAGACCGGATCGTTCACATCCAGGGCAAGCAAAACACATTGCTCAACAAAATCAGCGTCATCATTGCGCAGTGCCTGGTCAATTATACTCACCGGGGCTTTAGGCCATAAAATGGCATGAGCACGATTCATCATGTGCTGGCCTTTGAAGCCTTCACTTCTGGCCTGATTTAAGGCAGCAGTAAAACGCTCAAGCGCCTTATCTGACCAGCGACCACCTTTGATCGCACTCCAGCAGGCGTGGGTTCTTGGCATGCGTGGGCCCGTATCCCCGCTGACACTCCCCCCCCATGTAGTAAGCAATGATTTAATCCATCCTGACTGGATACAAGTCAGTGGCGTAAATCGCCCAAGGTAGCTTTTGCGCGGAGCGGCGGCGACAGCGCCCAGCCCCAGATAATGCTGCCGGCGTTGGCGCGGTGTCATTGTGCAACCCTCACTGCTGTTTTAATGTAATTTCTCAATATGCGGTAATCCGTCACAACCGATCCGCGAAAGCGGTAAATTCTCAGGCGTTGCCAGCGGAGGCGGATAACGTCCATTTTGTAGTTTTCTCTGCTCACCACTTTCCCCCTCTCGTTTCGAACCAGTCCAGGACGTACCCGATGACCAGCAGGGCGGCCCAGCCAATCTGGTAATAATTTTCGGTAGTCATGCGGCCTCCTGCTGTTTTAGTACTTTGAGTTTTGCGCGGTACTCATCGCGGATCCGGATGTAGTCGTCACGTTTCCATTTCGGTAATTCGTGCGGCCCCATCAGGGCATCAAAGCGCTCCTGGCCGATTTTGGCGATAAGCGCCGGGCGGTATGCAATGAGGTTGCCTGACAGATGGTTATTACAGGGGGAGCACTGGCGATGGCAGTTATCTTCATTGAATCGAAGCTCCGGATTCGCGCCGGTCGTGCGGAAATGCCCGGCATGATATTGCCCGTCATGATGCCGCCCGCAGCTGATACAAGGGAGATGTCGATCGCGGTACCGGATGAATTCGTTAAAAGCCTGCTGGGCCTGTTTGATGAAATAGCTGAGCGGCTTAACTGCCTGTCGCCGTTCCGCCTGGCGTGCCCGCTGCTCTTTCTCCTCTTCGCGCTGGCGCTTCTTCTCAGCACGCATAGCGTCGGCCTGGTTCTTTGCGGTCTGCTCTTTGCCTACAGCGCTTGCGCATTCGTAGCAGCAGACAACCTGCCCATCACGAACCGGGTGGAACCACTCCCTGCAGTGGATGCATTTTCGACGAGGTTTTTTAGCCATATTCACCCCGCAAAATTCATCAGCTGCGCGGCGGCGTTCTCGGCCTCACGCTGGTCGCGAAACACGCGGGATAATATCCAGCGCCAAAGCACATCCAGTGCGGCCCGGTAGAGCTGCTGGAACTCTGTTTCGTCCATGCTGGCAAAAGAAACACTGCGGGGATGTTTACGGAGAGTGCCGTCAGGCAACTGGATGGTGTCGAAATGCCCGGCCTCGATAGTTACCCAGGCACGATACGCATCGAAGGATTTACAAAGACTGATGCCGTTTGTTATGCGGCGACTGGCAACCTGATCCAGATATTGCTCAGCGGCATCCATCAGCGCACTTTCGTTCCCGCCAAAGGCGGCAAGGTATCTGGCGTAACCGTTAACCAGCCTGCGTTCGTTGGAAGATATCGCGCCGCCGGTCGGTTCCCAGTACTCGAAACCAAGATTAAGCAGAGCGAAAAACTTACGATGAAATGCCGGGTTACGTAGCTGGCGAAACTCGGCTTCGAGTACCGCACCGAGCTTACATTTTGAATGCAGAAAATCGCTGGTCTCGGGCGTAGCCGGGATCAGGATTCCTGATGATTGCTTGATTAATTGCAAGTGCGCCATGGTGTTCACTCCGTGGCGCTTTGCTGCTCCGATTCCGCTGTTCAGGCGGTAAGTAGATTATGGCAGTCTCTGCTTGCGAAGGTCAATAAGACCTGCCTCGACAGCCATTTCCAAAAATTCATTCATAGTAAGCAGGTGTTGTTTGTCGCGTACCCTTTCCAGACTGGTGATCCGGCCCTGTTCACAATTCACAACGAACCGCCCTCCCTGTCTGATTATGTCTACCGCTTCGGCGATGTCTAAATCCACAAAATCCCCCTGAGCGACATACAGACGCAATTGTCGAAAATTCAGCAGCCGCGCATGGATGATTTGTGGTTTGGCAAAGGACTGCAGGCTGCAATAAAAAACACTCAGTAAAACCACTCGTCAGCGCTTTCCCAGGTTTCCTGCAGAATATTTGCGATCTCGTCTTTATCGCCACCGATAACATTTAGCCCGTCATTTTGTGCCCGGCGAATGGTCAGCTGGCACCCATCGTAGCGCTTGTTTAATCGTTTTAAGAGTTCGTTTTCCAGCGCCGGGATCGCGCCATCAGGCAGTTTTTTTGTACGTTCGATAGTGACTTCAACCTTCATGATCATCCCTCTCATAAAAATACTGTATAAATAAACAGTACACCCATACGGGAGAATGATCAACTTGATAAACGCACAAATTGCGACACTGGTTTGAAAAGTTAATTTGGTGTAACCCATTGAATAAAAAAGCCACGGTACAACGTGGCTTAACATTAGTAGTATGCATGCAGCAGAGAGCTATCGTGTTTAACTCGGGCCTAAATAGTCGAAAGTGATGTCACTGAATCCCTTTCGCACTGCAAATGAATTAACACCATATGTGTCCTTATAGTGCTCCTCTACCTTAGGCATTATTTGAGAATAAAGATCGGCTTCATCAATCTTGTCGTCTCGTAAAACAAACGTATCGAACTCATGCCGTTTGCTATCGATATAATAAATAACTTTATATTTTGCTTTCATATCAGCCCCTCAGTCATTTTTGGCAACAATAATTGTAGTTTTTATCACCAAAAACGCCGTGGTATGACCAGCAATTTTAATTATGCAGCAAGATATTTCGCTCTACACATCTCCGGCAAGTTAGCCCTAACAAGTGCCTCAGCGAACGGCGGCGGTACCGCATTGCCGCAGCGCGCCACCTGCTTATCTTTGGCGTACTTCACGCCGCGATAGTCACGGTCAATGATATACCACTCCGGGAAGCCCTGGGCGCGGTACAGCTCGTGCGGTTGCAGCATACGCATACCGATATCGACGATGCGGTAAGTGATGCCGTCAACGGTCACCAGCCCGTCGCAATCCTCACCGCAGTATTCCCGCAGGAACGCCAGCGCCTGCGCTGCGCGCTGTTCGTCGTAAGACTCAACCGCAAGCATGGTTTCGACTTCTCCAACATGCAGGCCACCGGCTGTGATGGTCGGCATCGGCTCGTTTGTTCGCTGTCCGTCCCGGCAGGTACCTCGCAGTTTCACCAGATGAGAGGCTACAACCGCATGATGGTCGACAGTGGTCACTGAGTGCGCTGGTTCGTCCAACCCGACGCCCGGCCCTGAGTAATTCCCGCCGTAATGCTTCGCCAGGAATGCGCTAACCGTCGCGAACTTATTGCCGCCGGCAGTAACGGTACCATGCAATACGCGGTGATTAATCCGCATTCGCGGATATAGCCGCGCAGATCACGCTTGCGCCACCACGGGTTTACTTTCGAATCGCATACATCACGCATCTGCAATTCCCAGCGACGGATACAACGGGCGTTCAGTGATTTACTCATACTGCTTTCTCCCCGCTACGCTGCTTAAGATACGACTCAGCCAGTTCCTGAGCTTTGGCGTAAACTTTTACCTGCCGGTCAAAATATCCGCCCGCCTGGCATTCAGCGTGTATAGCCGCCATCGCTGCTGCAAATTAGATAACGCCCTGTTTGCGGACTTCTGCCAGGAAGGAGTCAGTGATTGGGGTTTCTGGAACGGGCATTGCATCCAGCACAGCACGGATGACATCTGTATCATTCTCAACCCATGACCATTCGCTAGAATCATTCCAGTCGTGGTCCAGGATGGCGGTTTCCGTGAATGCCTCAACTGCCTCTTCTGGAATTACGTCTGGCTTAAATGATGATTTCAGCGCCAAATTCTCCGCAGCCAGCGCACTGCGTTCAGCTTTCAGCTTTTCGATCGCCACAACCACGTCATCAACGCCGTCTTCGCCAACAGCCTGACGCATGGCCGTCTCCCACTCAATTTCGGCTCTGACAGCGGCGTCACGTTCCCGGCAAGCCGTACGCGTCGCTGCCAGCGCGCAGTCCAGCCGCCCCGCCAGTTCAGTCAGCAGTTGTGCCGTCTTCGGATTTTCGTACTTAGCGACCACGTAGGTGGCGCGAATTAACTGCTCATGGGTCATGTCTTTCATGCGCGGGCGCTCCCGAAGATTTTATGGATTTGATAGCCCTGCCAGTTCTGGCGGCATTCATCAGTGATTACGTTTACTGGCTCAGATGGTTTTTCCGGCTCAGCTGGCTTGATTAGAGATTTCCGCGCAGCGCGGCGGGCGGCACAGTCAGCTTTACGCTTTGCCTTACGGCGCTCAGCCAGTTCTTCCACGTACGTCTCGTAATCCTGAAATGTCAGGAAATAACCCTGTTTACCCTGTTTGATGATGCTCCCCTTCCTGCAAATCTGAATGAGGAAGTCGCGCGTGATGCAATCGCTGGTACCAAGTAGCGTTTTTATTTCCGCATAGGTCAGTCTGCGTCGCTCTTTCAGCTCAGCGAGCACGGCATCCACACGACTCAGAAAGGTTTCTTCCGGCGTTTTATAGTCAGGTGCAAGCGCGTAAACATACTCGCGCCGCCGCCCTGAACGTACCACCTTCCCGCTACGCAGCAGGCCACCGAGCAGCGTTGAAGTTCGGTTTGGGTCCATGCCGATAGCCGAAGCGATTTCATGGAGATTGCCTTCCCGGTCAGCCAGGAAGCTGATAACGACATTAACTGAATTCGTTGTCATGATTAAGCCCTCCCGCCTTTAAGCCCGAACTTCGCCCGGATTTCCTGAATTTTCGCCATACCCTGTTCACGCGTAACTGGTTTACTGCCCATTACGGGCAGACGCGCAACCGGCTCAGGAATCACTTCACCAGCGCGAATGCGTTTCACCATTTTTGCCAGCTCCTCACCGGCTTTGCGGTTAAGCTCCATGTCCGTGAGCCCGTATGAGCGCATCTGCTGGTACAGGGTTGTGACCAGCCAGTAGCTGGCGCGATATTTCACGGTGCTCGGGGTGATGTCGTTGTCAGGCCATGGATATGACTCGGCGTCGCTGTAACGGCTGCGGTTGCGACAGTACTCGTAAACCAGCTTTACCAGCTCGTTCTGGTCAGGCAGACCTACGGCGGCGCTTTCCTCAGCGCGACACCATGCCACGAACTGACCGGGCGACGGCAAGAACGGTTTTTCCTGAGTGCGGGCAATGCGCATACCAGCGTCGACCTGGGCGAAACTGGTGATCCCGTTCTCGGCAAAAGCCAGCAGCCACTGGCGCCGGAATTCGTCAATGTCAGCCTGGGTTTTAAAAACGGACATGCTGGCCGGGAAAGTGGCGCGCAGCTGGCGAAAAAGCTCGTTGAATACCTGGGCGGCATGCTCCTGGCGTGTTGCAGCCTCCTGCTCCGGCATTCCCATCGCAACGCGGCGCATTTGCTCCCGATCGAAATTGCGCATCTCGGTACCAATGTTTTTCATGGCAGCAGACCCTCCGCCCAGTCGGTGTTATCGAAATCCAGCGGCGCTGCGCTGGCACGGGAGTTTTTTGGTTTACGTGCACGTTGCGTGGTCAGCGTGTCCCAGTGCCTGCGAAGGCCGGACGGGCTCAGGATGTTGCTGCCCCAGAAATCGTCCTCGCTGGCCCACACGAGCAGCTCACAAATCTCGCGGTGAGTCCGACGGTCAACCATGCGCATCAGGCGAACAGTGTTTGCCCATTCAACCCATTTCGGTTCTGAAAGGCTGGCATTGACCACCAGGAGTTTCTGGTAAATCCAGCGCGCGGCTTTGAGGTCGTCAGCCGTTCCCCAGGATTTGCCTGACGGGGTGTAAATTCCGTCAGTGGCTTCGGGGTGACGAGAGAGAAATTTTTCTGTGGCGTCGTTACGGGATTCGCCAGAATTCCGAAACGAAGATCTTTTAATGTTTTTATTGTTGTTATTACCTTGTTGTTCATGATGCGCGGGTTTAAGCGCGGCTATTTGCGCGGGGTTATGCGCGGCATCACCCTCCAGACCCGCGCCGTCACTGGGTTCGTTATGCGCGGCCTTATGCTCGCCGTTATGCTCGGCTTTATGCGCGGGCAAATTGTCTATTTTTTGAGCGTACAGTGCATAATTTGTGATAGTGATCACCGTGCCTTTTCGACGTTCACCGGCGGTGGAAATCATGCCTTCTTTCTCAAAAAATGAGAGCATCCGATCCACCGCATGGCGGCTCGCTGGCTCTCCGTTACGGTCGCACAGATTCAGCCCCAGATCGGCTGAGGTGGTCACCAGTTGTCCGGTTTGCAGTGGCCATTGACGCCCCTTAAAACTCGCTGTGTACGGCTGTCGGGCGGCGTTCAGCAGAAGGTTGTCCCACAGCGTTCGCAGGAAAACATCTTTAGACCAGGGTTGTTTAAGCACGCTCCGGTACAACGGGATGAATCCGGTCTTCTGGTTTTCCATCCGGTTGCTCCTGTCGGCGGAATGCGCCGCAAAATTGGCGTAGGCGACATTCGACATAGCTATGCCTCCCGCGCCTGGTAATTTAAAATGGTGTTTGTCATAATGACCTCGCAATCGCTTCCAGTTATTGCACCCGAAGGCCGTTGCTGTTCCACCAGCACGGTCTTCAACCTTTCAGAACAGACCTCGCTGTTCGCTGCGCTTAACGCGCTTTTCTTCGAACCTGTCGGCAGACGTGGTTTGTTTCTCTGCCCACAATTTCGCGTGTCGTAAAACATCATCGAAAATTTTCCCCTTGCGGCTTGCCTGAGACATACGCCGGTATAAATCCACGGCCTGGAATGCCCCCCCCCTGAGCCACCGGCACCGGAAAACCCAGGCGGATTAGCTCCTCGCGGACATGCTTCTCGATAAACTGCTCATGGTTCATAAGCGGCCCCGGTTACATGACGCCCAGCATCGACGTGACCATCGTCATCAACGGACCGACCTGCTCGGGCATCAGACGAAACAACGACGCGATCCCCTCGCTAACCTCTTTCATCTTCTGATGTTCAGGCGCTTTCATCAGCACGGCCTGCTTGGCTTCCGCACACTCTTTCATCGCCGTCGCTACGCGCGAAAGGATGTCTTCCTGAGGAATGAGTCGGGTACGGAACTCGAGCGGGAGAACGTTAAGAATTGCCGGAGTTAACTCGCGGATATTTGCATGTGCGTAATCGGTATCACCGTCCAGCCAGCGGAATAGCTTTTGACGCTGGCGGTTGATTTCGACCGGGAACTCCAGGCCGCCGCCGCTGAGTTGATATTCTTCAACAATCAGCCCGGCCACCACGTCCTGGTTATCGATCGCAGCCGCCCAGGCGCGAACAGCTGCACGAAGCTGCTGGTGGGTAAATTCCGGTTTCGCCTGAGAACGATTTATCATCGTTACCGGAATTGTTCCGGTACTCTGTTGAAATTGAAGTGATTGCACTTTAGGCCTCCTGCCGTGGCAAACCATCAGTCGGGTTGGGATAAATATCAGGGCGAAGCTCATGCGGAGTTACGCCAGTCAATTCGAATATGGCCATGACTCTGTCCACTGGCACTACGCCGCTAGACCTTGTCCGCCAAAAGCTGATCGTCATCGGAGATACACCTAGTCCGCGCGCCAATGCTGATGCTGAGCCAGCTTTTGAAATAGCTTTTTGAAGGGAATCCATAAAACCTCCGTGAATGATTAACGGAGTAAATTAAACAACACGTTTAAAAGAACGTCAATTAATTTCAACGTGTAGTTTATTTCGATATTTAAACTATCTGTTTATAATGTTGATATGAAAGAAGAAACCATAAAAGATTCAGCGCTATCAGATCGGCTTACAAAGATCCTAAAAGCTAAAAAGATGTCCAAATCTGAACTGGCTCGTAAGGTTGGTGTATCGCCGCAGGCAGTTAATAACTGGTTCACTCGTGGAGAACTAGGGAGGGAGTCTGCTCAACGGATAGCAGATGCGCTTAAGGTTTCCATTGACTGGCTGCTTAACGGTGATCCAGACGACATCCTTACAATCGAACAAATAAGGCTGAACAGATTCAGGCACTATTTTAAGGCAGGCCTTCCAGAAACCGACAGCTTGACTGAAAGCCAGTTACTTCAAGACATTGAGAGCGGGAAACAGACTATTACCGATAGCATTGCTCGGCGAATTGAAGCTGATTACTCCCTTCCCTATGGTGCGCTTGATTATGACCCTCTTTTTACTCCCTCTAACCCACTTGAGAGCCTGTCCGAGCAGGAAGTAGAACTTCTGCACCTGTTTAGACAGATGCCTAAATCGGCGCAAAGGGAAATGCTTGCTATGTTTAATAGCCGCGTCAGCGAGTATGCCGCCTTATTTGCAGAAATGCTCGAAACGAAAAAAAGCAAATAATATTCCCTAGCCTATTAGACCGGCCTCGAGCCGGTTTTTTTATACAACCAGTATTTTTTTAAACTTGTAGTTGAAAAGACTCTTGACCTATATTTAAACCTGTTGTTTAATCAATCCATCAACAACGCGCTGCGTTGCTCCGATAAACGTTCCGCCAGCCTGGCGATAAGGGCAGAGGATGAGATGGTTGATCAACACTACGGCACGATGCACATCATTCGCCAGTGCGTGGCTCCGGGAATGCTGGCAAAGCATGACGGTCATACCTGGAATGTTTCAGCGGTCCGCGGCAAATACGTTTACCTGCGCACCATGCGCGGCGCCAAACGTATCAACGATTGTCTTGTGGAAATTTTACTGAATGGCTGGGGGGATCCGATGATTCACGGTCAGGAAACTACCGGTGCGAAATGCGCCTACTGCAAAAGCCTGCTTCAGCCAGGCGATGAAGTGAAAAGCACCCTGCTTTTACTGCGCGGCAACATGCTTGCCCGCGAAGAACGGCAGTACTGCTCCAGGCAGTGCGCCGGGCATGACCAGATGGCTCACGAGCCATAAACGCAAAAACCCGCCGAAGCGGGCCTTACGTCCGGTAACACCGACCAAAGCATACCGGAATTTTTCACCTAAACCGAAGGCGGCTCTTACAAGCGCCGGGGATCTTACAACCCAAAGGAGCTCAGACGCAATGAACACATATGCGTTTCTCATTAAGGCAAAAGCGAAGTCAGGGGGCAAAAACCTGTTTTGCTGGCTTTCTGCTAAATCCGATTCACGCGCCCAGCGTGAAATCGAAAACATTCTGGAAGACGCCGAAATCGAAGTCGGTCGCGGCGCGGATTACCAGCTGCCGGTCCGTACAAACTGGCTTGTTGTCGACGACCTGCCAGCCGAGCGCGTTCTGGATGATACCTGGTGCGATCGTTATGAACTCGGCGACGACGGTATTTCCTGGAGCAAAATAACCAAAGAAGCTAAATCCGTGAATATCCAGGACGAGCGCGTGCAGCTTGCAGAAGCTGCCGCTAAAGCCAGTACTCCGGCAGCTGACGCCCCTGCACTCCTCCGCCCGGTAGCACGACTGCGCCTGCCGCAGCGCCTGATTGCACACCTGCTTAACGACACTGAAGAAAAAGAAATCAGTGAAGCTGTGCACGTACAGATCGGCGCAGCTGAGGCGGACGAAAGCAATATCTATATCCAGAATCTGCTGCAGGCCTGCCGGGAGGTACCAGGCATTGATGAACTTTCTGCGCATGTTGAGTGGAAACTCATTCAGGCTGTAAAAGAATTATTCCCACTGGAGCAGAACCACGAAGTAAGCGCCATCAACGGCTTTATTACAGCCTGGGTGGAAGCTGACCCGGGTGATCGTTCCCAGCTCGTTAAAGAGTGGGCTGACATCGTTCATGACTGGCCTGAAATTAATACTACCGCCGCCTCCGCAACTGACATTGTTCAGAAATTGCAGAATGCGGAAATTCCAGAGCTTATCACCGTAGCAACCCTGCCATTCCGCCAGCGTCTACTCGCTCAGTTTATTTCTGAAAGCGAATACGCCTACCACATCCAGGCAGAGCAGAAAAATGCACTTATTGCACTGGAAATGGACGTGGATAACTCGTACGTACAAAACCTGCTCCTGGCCGCTGAAAACACTCCTTCCCTGAAAGACGTCAGGGAATACGACCTATGGAAACTGACCGACGCGGTCAGGGAAGTGTTCCCGCAGGATAAAAAATTGCCTGAGCTTGGCGTAATTCTGCAGTTCCTGAAAGCCTGGAGCGAAACCGCGTATATCGACAAAGGTCTGCTTGTGAAGGAATGGGCCAAAGGTAACCGCATTTCCGCCATTCAGCGCACAGACACTGGCACGAACGCTGGCGGCGGCATCGTGACAGATCGCAGCCAGGATTATGCGCACACCCTGGAAACGCTGGATTATGAAATTGCAGCCGCGACGCTGCCCATGGATTTCGATATCTACAACATCCCGGGGGCTATTCACCGCCGAGCCAGAGAAATCATTGAGAAAAAAGAAAGCCCGTTCAGGGAATGGTCAGCCGCACTGCGCAAAACAGCGGGCATCCTGGACTATTCGCGCGCTGCCATTTTCGCCTTGATACGTGGTGCCGCCGAAAACGTCCATCATTTCCCGGTCAGCCTCCAAACCTACATCAGCGCAAACCTGAAAGAACACCAGCACGACAAGCCAGATATTGAAACTGTAGAGGCTGCGCAATTCAACCGTGCAACCCTGGATAAACAACTGGCGGCTGACCGCGGCGAATATGTTGAGGGCATCAGCGACCCGGCGAATCCGAAATGGGATAAAACGCCACGTAAATCTTTCTGTACTCACGAAGAAAACTTACAGCGAGTCCGTGAAGAAGGGGCACGTCGCCGGGCTGACGAAGCAGCGTCAGAGCCGAAAGTTGAAAACCTCGGCGCTGGAGTGTTCTCCATCGAAGGGCTGACTGGTAACACTCCGATTAATCCGGACAACGGCCCGGTAATGGGTGACGCCACTTATCAGGAAATGGCCGAAGGCCTACGCGAAGAACTGGAGGCTACCGAAGATGTGCAGGTGGAAACGGCTGTCAGTAACGAAATCCCGGCTGGTACACCGGTTTCAACAGGCGAAAGCACTGATGAAGATCATCCGCAGGCAGATGCCGTAAACGCTGCCAATATTTTCGCGGCTAACGCTCCGCGCCTGGCTAACCACACTGAGCCGGAAACGAACCAGGAATCTGTTAAACCGGCCCAGTCTGAACCGGATCAGCAACAAAGCGAGCCATCTTCGCCAGAAACTGAACCAGAAGCTATTGAGTACCCGGCTTTCTTCGAACCAGGCCGTTATGAAGGTTTACCGAATAACGTTTACCACGCCGCGAACGGTATCAGCTCAACCATGGTGAAAGATGCCCGTGTATCGCTGATGTATTTCAATGCGCGCCACGTTGAAAAGACCATTTCACGCGAGCAGTCCAAAGTTCTGGATATGGGTAACCTGGTGCATGCGCTGGCACTGCAGCCGGAAAACCTGCATACAGAATTCAGTATTGAACCTGAAATCCCGGAAGGTGCATTCACCACCACGGCAACGCTGCGCACGTTTATCGAGGCGCATAACGCCAGCCTCCCCGCGCTGCTGAGCGCAGACGATATCAAAGCACTGCTTGAAGAGCACAACGCCACCCTGCCTGCGCAGGTGCCGATGGGTGGCAGCCTGGAAGAAACAGCGCAGAGCTATATGACTCTGCCAGCTGAGTTCCAGCGTATCGAGGCAGACAAGAAGCAGACCGCTGTCGCAATGAAGGCCTGTATCAAAGAGTACAACGCCACCCTGCCCGCTCCGGTAAAAACCAGTGGCAGTTGTGACGCGTTGCTCGAACAACTGGCGATCGTTAATCCTGACCTGGTGGCACAGGAAGCGCAGAAGCCGCAGCCGCTAAAAGTATCCGGCACCAAAGCTGACCTGATTCAGGCTGTGAAGTCTGTTAACCCGGGCGCCGTGTTCGCCGACGAACTGCTGGATGCGTGGCGCGAGAACCCGGAAGGCAAAGTGCTGGTCACCCGCCAGCAACTGAGCACCGCGCTGAACATTCAGTCGGCGTTACTGGCCCACTCGACCGCCGGTAAGTTCCTGACGCACCCGGGGCGAGCTGTTGAAGTCAGCTATTTCGGTATTGACGAAGAGACCGGGCTGGAAATCCGGGTACGCCCGGACCTTGAAATCGATATGAACGGCACCCGCATCGGGGCTGACCTCAAGACGATAAGCATGTGGAACATCAAGCAGTCAGCTCTGCGCGCCCGGCTCCACCGCGAAATCATTGACCGTGATTATCACCTTAGCGCGGCCATGTATACCGAAACAGCAGCACTGGATCAGTTCTTCTGGATTTTCGTGAACAAAGACGAAGGTTACCACTGGATCGCCATTGTTGAAGCCAGCCAGGAACTGCTTGAGCTGGGTGCGCTTGAGTACCGCACTACCATGCGCGCCATCGCGAACGCATTCGATACCGGCGAGTGGCCAGCACCGATTGTTGACGATTACACCGACGAACTGAGCGATTACGACATGCGCCGTCTTGAAGCGCTGCGCAGCCTGGCAAATGCATAAGGGGGAGATCATGGAAAACACAAACGTAGTAGCAGCCGACCAGAACGCCGTTGTTAATTCGAATATCGCGCTGTTTGATTCTCAGTATCTTAATGCCATCAGTTCTTTCGCCCAGATGATGGCGCAGGGATCTGCAACGGTACCGCGTCACCTGCAGGGTAATCCCGCAGACTGCATGGCTGTCGCAATGCAGGCAGCGCAGTGGCAGATGAACCCCTTTGCGGTCGCTCAGAAAACTCACCTGATTAACGGCGTTCTGGGCTATGAAGCTCAGTTGGTGAATGCCGTCATCTCGCGCAGCGGCGTGCTGGCCACCCGCTTCGAATATGAATGGTATGGCCCATGGGAAAATGTGATCGGTAAATTCAACATCAAAAAAGGTGAAAAAGGTGAATACCGGGTACCGGGCTGGACGATGGCTGACGAAACCGGGATCGGCATTATCATCCGAGCACGACTGAAAGGTGAAGACGAACCGCGAGAACTTGACCTCCTGTTGGCTCAGGCGCGGGTACGCAACTCCACCCTTTGGGCAGATGATCCGCGCCAGCAGCTCGCTTATCTGGCTGTTAAACGCTGGTCCCGGTTGTACTGCCCTGACGTCATTCTGGGTGTTTACACCCCCGACGAACTTGAAGAACGCCAGGAGAAGGTTATTAACCCGGAACCCGCTCCACGTATGAGCGTTCAGGAAATTACCGCTGAGGTAACCACCAGCGCACAGGAGTCCACTTCGAACATAAATGCCCTGGCAGATGATTTCCGCGACCGCATTGAAACTGCTGAAGACGTCGACAGCGCGAAAGCTGTACGTGTGGATATCGAAGCAGCGAAAGCCACACTGGGCACCGCCCTGTTTACTGAACTGAAAAACAAAGCCGTGAAGCGCTACTACCTGGTGGATGCGCGCAACAAAGTCGAAGCGGCGATTAACTCCCTTCCGCAGCCGGGTGAACCGGAAGCTGCTGAGCTGTTCGCGAAAGCTGAGCAGACCCTGACGGCGGCGAAACGCCACCTGGGTGATGAGCTTTACGAGAAATTCAGCATCACGCTGCTGGATATGAAACCTGAGTATGTCGGCTAAGGGAGGCGGGAGGGTTCGCCCTCCCGGTTAACGATGAGACTAATTAACAGAGGCAGCAAACAATCTCCTGTGGCACGACAGGCTTGCGCCGCAGCGCTCCAGGAACATTACGAGCGTTTCGGGGACTACGGCATAACAGGCAAAAGCGTGGATTACATGATCCGGGTTGACGGGACCAAACTTCGCGTCGAGATCAGGAACTGCCAACACAGCTACATCGCGACGCCGATGGATAAACCGCGCCGGTTACGTGCTCTGGCAAGCCCTGTGATGAGTTTAAGGGGAAAACCATGATCTGTTGTCTTGAAGAGGTACCGAAAGCGCAGTGGCCGGAAAAACTCCACGACCCCAGTCGAACCAACGTCTGGATAAATCCACGCTTTCTGGTGCAGGAGTTTCATGAGGAAGGGGGCGTAATTCGCCTGTCTATTAATACAAGAGAGTTGGGGTTAGCAGGACGCTGGAAAGACGGCATAAGCTGGGACACGCTCCAGGAAATCAAAAACGCCGTTGGCTATGCGGACCGGGATGCGGTCGAGATTTACCCGGCGGAACGCGACGTGGTGAACGTTGCCAATATTCGCCACCTGTGGATTTTACCTGAACCGTTGCCGTTCGCCTGGCGCCGTGACAACTGAGAATGAATTATCAACGGCCCCGGCCGGGGCCAGTGGAGAGAATTATGGATCGTCTGCTGAACGTTAAAGAGGTTTGCGGGATTTTGGATATGCACCGCGCGACCATTTATCGCAAAGTTAAGTCTGGCGAACTTGATCCGCCAAAGAAAATCGGTCGCTCTACAAAATGGCCGGAGTCCAGCATCAAAAAATATCTGGCTGGGCTTAAATCGTTATGA